TATTGCAAGAGCAATCAAAAACGTAGAAGGTTTTCTTGCGTCTGGTGGCATGAGCAACGTTGCACAATTTGAATTTACTGCAAGACAGGCAATTAATCCATTTTCTCAACTGTTGTACAAAGGTCCACAGCATCGCAAATATCAAATACCTGTAATTATGCGCCCACGTTCAAAAGAAGAAGCAGACAATATTAAAAAAATTATTCATACATTCAGAGTTGCATCTTCACCATCTGTACCAAGCACAAAAGGTATATTTGAATACATTAGATCAGACGGAGCAAAAGAAACGATTGATAACATAGGCATTGGTGCTGGTAGCACATTTACATTCGGTTATCCACATCTTACAAAGTTTGACATTATTTTTAGAACACCAAAACAACAAGTTAGGATTTTTAAAAGCAAACCATGCGTGATTGATTCTGTTGCAGTTGATTATGGTGGTCAAAAACTTACATTCTTTGAAGATGGTAATGTTACAGAAGTTCAATTGACAATTCAGTTGACCGAGATTATTCCAAGAACACTTGCGGATGCAAGAATCGAAGCAAAAAATTCAAGTTATACAATCGCATAACTATGTATCAATTCTTTCCTAAAATTCTTTATCAAATTAACGACTTTGATTTTCAAAAAGTTGTTGATCTAAACGTATCCGCACAATGTTCAGACTACATTAAAAAATTTAAGACTACAATAGATGTGCATCAGTTTATTGTAAAAGATGGTGAGCGCCCAGAGGTTTTATCAAATCGTTTGTTTGGCACGCCAAAGTACGATTATCTTTTGATGTTAATCAATGGTAGAGAAAGTATTTACGATGACTGGCCTAAAAATTCTGTAGCACTCAATAACTATATTCGGAAAAAATACGGAAGCATTGGTGCCGCAACCACAATTGGTTATTGGTATACAGGTGATGATGATCAAGTTGCTGAAGAATATTGGAACAATTTAACTGACGATCCTCGAAAATTTACAAGGTCTTTTTTTGAATATGAAACATATCTCAATGATGAAAAAGCAAAGATTGACATATTTGATCTTAGTATTGCAATTCAATTTGAGACTGGTCTACAAGAATTATTTGACAACTTATAATGGCATATACATTTCCAAAATTTAACGTACCGCGTGATCAATTTGGCTTTCAGATTGAGCAAGAATCAACCACGCCTGATCACATTAAAGATACCTATGTGCTTGAAACATTCTTTATTCGAATTAAGAATGGCAGACTCATTTCGCTTTCTAATTCGTTCAATAGCATTGAAATTTACGAAGACATTTTTAGCCCGTCAATTACAGGCAAAGTAACCATTTACGATTATGTTGGTGGTAACGAAAAATTTTTCTTTACAGGTGGAGAAACAATTACTTTGCGTGTACTTAAACCAGGCGGTTCAAATGAAATTCTTATATCACGCAATGATTTAATTGTTTATGAAATAGGTAAAATTCGTTACGATAATGAAAATGCTATGACATATGATTTGCTTTTTACTTCAAAATCAGCAATTAAATCTCAGAAAAAAAGACTCTATAAAAGTTTTGGTACAGATAAAGGTTTGAAAAGTGTATTCTCTAAAGTTTATTCTGATATAAACTCTACATCTAATCTTAATGTCAACACAATTGATCCTGACATTAAAATGCAAAACACCTTTGTCTCTCCAGGATATACTCCGCTTGAAGCACTATCTCAACTTGCAAGACGAGCATGTGCGCTTGGTGACTATTTTGTATTCTACGAAAAGTTAAACGGAAGAAACGCTAACGATTTTAAACATGTCTTTATTTCTCTTGGCTCACTTAAAGAGTTTTGGAACAACACTGATAAACTGCAAAGACTTGTTTATCAACCATCGCAAGATTATTTGAATCGTGAAACACACAGATTCATTCAAATTAAAAGTTTCTTGATTGAGAACAATTTTCAACATTTAGAAAGAATGCAAACTGGATTTTATAATTCAAGAATTCGACAACTTGATTTATACAGTCGAAAATACATTGATTTTGGAATTAATTATAAAGAAATGCCACTTGATACTGATTTTTATAAAAATCGTATTTTAGAAGCGAATAACGAATTTTTAATATATGATTATGGTTATCCAGAATTTCCAGGAGAAAGATTAACTATAAGATCACAAAATGATATAGTATATGATAAAGGAGCTTGGATTAAATATGACACATACGGCGGGCTTCTAAATAGTGGATTAAGAGTTTTAGTTGACATACCAGGTTCAGACAATCGTATTAGCGTTGGCTATGCAATAGAACTAGCACTACCAAGTAAGGTTGCGAAAACACAAAACTTAGAGAGTGGCCATGTCACCGAAGATGAATTTTACTCAGGCAAATATCTAGTAACGGCGGTGCGTCACATGTTTACCAAAAACAGTTACGTTAAAAAAGTAGAACTAAGTCGCGGCTCACTCAAGATTAATCTTGACAAACGCATCGAACAAACAAGTTTAAAATGAAACTATCATTCACAGAATATCTTTACAAGAGAGAATACGAAGCGCGAGTGTCGCTTGAAGAAAAACTTATTCTTTATAACAATGGTGCAAAGTACGGACAAGTTGTATTTCTTGCTGGCGGCGCTGGTTCAGGAAAAGGTTTTGCCATAAACAATTTTATGCAAGGTGAAAATTTTAAAGTTCGTGACGTAGACGAACTAAAGATTGCATTTCAAAAACTTGATGATCTTGGTAAGTTTACAATGGATGAATTGTTAAAGAAGTATGGTGATAATATCAGCGAACGCGACATGGATTTTATTCAAAAAAATGTTATCGATAAAGGTTTCTCACTTAAAGATTTAAACTTAAAGACGCCAGAACACGTTTATTCTTTACACGTTATGATTCGTGCCACCGGTGCAAAAAACAAAACACTTGATCTATTACTTGATGGCGCGGCACAAAATACTCTACCAAACATTCTAATTGACTCTACGTTTGCAGACATGGATGACATATCATCTTATATTCCTAAGTTACTCAAAGCAGGATATGAAACACGAAATATTCATGTAACTTGGGTGTTAACTAACTATGAAATTGCAATTAAGAACAATAAAAAACGTGCGCGAGTTGTACCAGAAGATATTTTATTGAAAACACATAAAGGTGCAGCGCAAACAGTTTTTACATTAGTTAAAACAGGATTTCCAAAAGAAGTAGACGGAGGCGTTTACGTTATATTAAATAATCCAGAAAACACAATGTTCATTGTTGATCCTAAAACTGGACAACACTACAAAGACATTAAAGGCAACAAAGTTGTTGGCAATTTTATGTATCTCACATTGAAAAAGCCAGGCAAAGCAATGACAAACGATGCAAGCGTTCGTAAAGAATTATATAATTGGATTAAAAGCAATGTACCGCCGGATGCATTGAATACAAAAGACTTAGACGATCTATGAAAAAATTTAAACAGTTTATCAGCACACTTGCCACTACAGAAGAGTGGGAAGAGAATGTATACGGTCCAGAGTTGCTAGAAGTATTAAAGCAAGTAGACGGACAATGGGCTTTAGTTTCAAAGAAAACGGGTAAACCTCTTGCATATTATAAAGGCGAAGGCAAGCCATCAGATGATTGGATAGCAAAACAAGAAAGACGCATTCAGTATTTTAAAAGCATGAGGTAATTATGTTTATTGGACGAGAGGGTTTTTATTGGTGGATTGGTATTGTCGAAGATAACATAGATCCTTTTGTACTAGGACGTGTCAAAGTGCGCATTTTTGGTTATCACTCATCTTATGCAGAGCATGCAAAAGGTATACCTACTGAAGATTTGCCTTGGGCTACAATTCTTGTAGCACCTAATGCACAGAACACATACGCACGAATTGCATTAGGCGAATGGGTCATGGGCTTTTTTATGGACGGCGCAGACGCACAAGAGCCAGTTGTAATGGGTATCATACCTACGCATCTACCTGAAGGTGAAGTGACTGCTGCACAGAGTTTTGGTAAATATGGAACGTGGAAAAGAACTTTTTATCATGTTACTGATTCCACTCAATCTTTTCCGCCAAATGGTTCAGCAGACAAAAACTATTATCAAATTGTAGAAAGAACTTCAATTGCATCTGAAAGTGGTCATAAAATTGAATTAATAGATCATTCAGATTTAAGTTCGATTGCAATTTCCCATAAAGGAGGAACTTCTAAAATAATACTTTATTCAGACGATATTATTGTAGAAGGATCTAAAGGTTCATATAATTTAATTGATCAATTAGACTGGATTTCAAATCAAACGCACTCAACTACTGGTGGAAGTAAAAGAGGGCCTAGAAGTTTTACGATTGGTACTAGATCAAATCCACCGTCTGGTGGTGGTGGAGGTGGAGGTGGAGGTGGAGGATGTTTTACTGGAGAAACTCTTGTCACTATGTGGAACGGAACCAAAAAAAGAATTGATGAAATTCAAATTGGTGATCTAGTGCAAAGTGGCATAGCAACGCAATCGAGCAAAGTTCTATTTATTGAAAAATTATCAGACAATATCATGTGGAAAGAATTATATACACCATCTTCAATGTATGAACCATTTGCTACACCCAATCATTTACTATTTGTAAATAAAGAATGGGTTGCATTAGATCCGAATAAATATGACTGGATGCCAAAAACTAAAATGGTTGAGTATCCAATCACCAAAAAAACAGAAGGAGATTGGGTATATAATTTATGGCTTGATAAAGGAGATGGAACTTATTATGTAAATGATTATATTACACATAGCATTATGTATGATGGTGGATTTATGCGTTTAGCATGGGAAAAAGAATATTTAACTCATGATCAGGTTATGAATTTAATGTTTGAATTTACTTCACAAGATAAAAATTTGATTTATGGTTCATATCTTATTAATAAACTAGTTGGAAAAATAAATCAAAAACACTGGATTAAATTGATTTCATACATTATGAAAAGAGAAAAAAACTATGTTCCTAGAAAAATAATGGTTCTTTTTATGAAAATGGCTTCAGTCATTGCAAGAAGTTTTAATAAAATAAAGGAAATATTATGGCAAGAAAGATAACTGATGAAGAAATTAACGAATGGTTTAAATTACTTTCAGAAGAAGAAAGGAATGATCTAATTGTGGGAATAAATATTAGAGCAGCCCTTTTAATGCATAAACTTTTTCCTGAAAGTAAAATAATTTGGGAACTTGTTGTTAGCAAAACTTAAAGTTATATACTATCATAGATAACACTGTAATTATAACACTTTGTCAATCAAAAATCAAGAAAATGATAGGACTATTACCATGACACATCACGAAACTTTAATCAATCTTTTTGAAATTTATGTAAAAGAGAATGGAAAATTTGAAGAAAAAGGCAATAAAGCAGCTGGAACTAGAGCTAGAAAAGCATTAGCAGAATTTACTAAAGTAGCAAAAGAACGTAGAAAAGAAATTCAAGATCAAAAGACAGCAGAATAATGTATGGCATCCATATTTTCCGACTTACCTCTTTCATTTAAGATTACTCCAATCACAGGAGACATAACTCCTGTGCGTAACGAACGCGCAGTAAAGAAAGCGTTAATTAATTTGATTCAAACTCCAGTCGGAACTCGTCCGTTTGCACCCGAATACGGCACTAGAATTTACGATTATTTATTTGAACCGGCGGATCAACAAACTGAACTGCAATTAAACGATGATTTAGCACAAGCAATTGAACGATACGAACCTAGAGCAAGACTGGTTGCAATTGAAACAAATATTCAAGAAAATGGTATTGAAATAAAAATAGAATATTATGTTGTGAATGTACCTATTTTACAACAATTAGAAACAGTAATCACAAGATCGGCATAAATAAATGGCTACACCTACAAATTTAAAAATTGATGGCGTAAACTTTCAGCAGATTCGCGAAAACTTCAAAAACTATTTGAAAAATCAAGAACAATTTAAAGACTATAATTTTGATGCGGCTGGTATTGCCACTCTACTTGATATCCTAAGTTTCAACACATATTACAATTCGTTCTATGTGAACATGGTTGCAACAGAATCAAATCTGAACACTGCACAACGTAGAAATTCAATTGTAAATCTTGCCGGTACTTTAAATTATGTGCCAAGATCAACTACAGCAGCAAAAATTGAAGGAACATTAAAACTGACAGTAACCGGATCGCCACTGCCATCCTCAATTACGCTTCCTCAATACACTCGCTTTGATGCAGTCTATGAAGGTGTGACTTATTCATTTTTAACGCAAGAGCCTTTTACATTCCCAGGCCCACACTATACATTATCTAACATAGAACTAATTCAAGGGCGACATATTCAAGAAAAATATATAGTTAATACTAATAATCGCAATCAGAGATTTTTAATTAATAATGTAAAAGTAGATACTTCAACACTATTAGTTAGTGTTCAAACTTCTTCAACAATTAGCACACTTAAAGTTTTTGAAAATCCATTGAATACAATTATTAATGTAAATGAAACAGTTCATGCATATTTTTTAAAAGAAGTAGAAGATGGTAAATATGAAGTAACTTTTGGTGACGGTATTATTGGTATTGCACTTGACAATGACAACATTGTAATTTTAGATTACATTGTTACTGAAGGTGCTGAGGGTAATCAAATTCGTGAAATAACTCTCTCATCAACTGTAGAAAATGTTGAAGATGCACTTTTTACTGCAAATAATGTTTCAGCAGGCGGTGAAGATAGGGAATCAGCGGAGAGAATTAAATTTGCAGCACCTAAATTTTATACTGCACAAAATCGTGCAGTGACTGTAGAAGACTATCGTGCTATTCTTTTAACTGTTTCAAACGTAGGTTCAGTATCAGTATGGGGCGGTGAAGATAATGATCCTCCATTTTATGGTAAAGTTTTTATTGCAATTAAACCTGTTGTTGGCGAACAATTAACCAATACTGAAAAAAATAATATTATTCGCACTATTCTTAAAAATAAAAAAATTCTTACTATTCAAAATGAAATAATTGATCCTGAGTTTATTTTTATTGTAATTAATGCTGAAGTAAAATACGATCCTGAGCAAACTATTGCAACTGAAGATAGTGTAAAATCTAAAATTCTTAATACAATTAAATTATATAACGATACAGACATTAATGAATTTTCAAAATATCTTCGTTACTCTAAACTTACCAGATTAATTGACACTTGTGAGCGTTCAATTCTAAGTTGTGAATTAACATTGTCTATGTACAAAAAAATTGATGTTCAGTTAAATGCTGCTGCTAAGTATACAATTAATTTTTCTAATTCTATTAATTCAGTTACCATAGGGCGCCCAGTTTCACATCCTTTTAGTTCTGGCTCTCAAATTACATCAAACGAATTTAGCTATGGTGGCTTTAACAAATGCTTTTTGGATGAAAATAATGGTATTATTCGTATCTATAGAGTAAGCGGCAATCAAAACTTAGGAGTTACACAAAATGTAGGTACAATTAACTATACAACAGGTGTAATTGTATTAACGGATTTTCGACCAACTGCATTTGCAGATGGTGGTGTTACACTTAAAATTTTTGCTACACCGTTAAGTAAAGATATTTTGCCTCTTAGAGGACAAATTATTCGTATTCGTGATGAAGACATTGTAGTTAATTTAATTAATGATAAAACAATTAGCCTAGTAAAAAGATAAAATGGCAAATACAGTTCCAGTTTATTATAATCCAAGTTTTTCGCTTCAAAGCATCACGCCTGTACTTAATGATGAAACTTTTTTATTTTTTCTTGAAGCGTACTATGATTGGATGCAAACGACTGATATTATATTAGATGGTTCGTCTGGTGCATTTTCAAATAATGAGATAATTACTGGGCAAGACTCTAAAGCGACTGCTACAATTCGTTATGTAGGTTCAAATACAATTACTGTATCAATGAAAACGGATGTTGCATTTGATATTGGTGAAGAAATTGTTGGTGATACAAGTGCAAATTCTGCATTTGTTCTAGAACTTTCGGACAATGTATTGCGTCAAGCATCGCGTATTCGTGAAAACAGAAATAATGAAAAGGCACAAGGAAAATTTTTAGAGTATCTTAAAGGTGAATTAAACGAAGGCATTCCATCTAAAACATATGCGAATCGCAGACGCCTTATATCTCAATTAAGAGATTTTTTTAAATCTAAATCTACTGAAGAAGCATATACATTTCTTTTTAAAGCATTGTTTAATGAAACAATTGAGATTCGTTATCCTGGTGATGATATATTACGCATATCTGCTGGTGATTTTGAAAAAATTATTTTGATTCGTGTAAGACGCACTGATACAATTTTCAATTATCTCAATCAAACAATTATTGGGCAAACTTCCGAAGCAGTTGGTAATGTAATTGACATTAAAACTACGTTTCTTGGTGGGATTCTTTACGCGGAATTAATTTTAAAACTTACATCAGGAATATTTTTAACAGGTGAAACAATTCAACTTCTTAATGATTCTACAGAATTTACTACTATTTACGGCATGGTTACTGGCACAAATATTATTGATGCTGGTTCTGGATATGCAGTTGGTGATGTTTTAACTATTTCGGGTGATGGTTCTGAAGCAGAAGCACAAGTTTCTTCTGTTAGCACAGGTCCAATTAATAAAATTTCTGTAAATGCAATTGGTCATGGTTATAGACTAAACACAGAAGCAATAATCAATAATTCTGGAACTGGTGGTACAGGCTTTGCACTAAAAGTTTCTAAAATTATTAATCCATATACAATTACAAGTGGTGCGAACACATACATCGTTGGTGAAGTTTCTAAAGTTTCAATTGTCAATCGTGGATCAAATTATTTCAAAGCACCAACGATTACACTTGATGATAATACAATTAAGTCATTGGGACTTCTTTCTGAAAATCTGATCACCATTGTAAGTGGTGGTACAAACTATGCAGTCGGCGATACATTAGTATTCACAGGCGGTGCTGGTGCAAATGCCGCAGGTGTTATTGCGTCAGTTGGTAGTGCAGTACCATACGGCACAGAAAATCTTTTGTTTGAAGATGGCATGAGTGTACTTCAAGATAATGATATAAATGGTAAATCTAGTGTATTAAAAAATGAAGATTGGACCAATTCAGGTATAATTCGCAGAATAGAACTTACTAATTTCGGCGAGAACTACACATCAGCAAGTCTGCCTACGATTACTGTAACTAGCGGTACTGGTACAAATGCAAGTCTTATTGCTACAGACATTCAAGGTAATAGTGCAAATGTATCAATTGACATTGCAAACAATTCAATTGGGCTTGGTGCAATTCGTGCAATTGAAATTAAAAATTTTGGTATTAATTATACCACAGCAACAATTGATGCTTCTTCCGTAGGAGACGGTAATGCCAACGTGCAAGCTATTATTTCTGGGCTTGGTATTAGTGATGGTATCTTTTTGACTGATAATGGTAAAATTGGTATTAAAATTATACAAGATTCTCTTTTCTATCAAGACTTTTCATATGTTATTCGAAGCGGTTTAGAGTTTGATGCTTATAAGGAAATAATTAAAGAATTAATTCATCCTGCTGGTTTGCAATTCTTTGGTGAAATTCTTATCTTTTCTTATATTTTTGCTGCTGCACAATTTAATAGTACTGTGTCGATTGAACGTGAACAACTTGAAGTTATCATTAAGAAAATTCTTTCTTTCTTTCCAGGAGCAGTTAATCCAATTACAACTGAAACTGAAAAGAATCTTGAACTTGAAATTGACGTTGGCCACATAGCAGAACATCGTGAAATTAACGTTGAAATTGCTCCTTTGACAATTGATCAAAGTGCAGATTTTCTACCAACTAAAAACTTTGATAGATATATTGAAAAAGATATTGATTTAGCAATTGATGTACCAGTTATTGAACGTCAGATTTATATTATTCTTGGACAAACAAACGAAAACTTGCCAATTTATTCAAGAACAGAATTTATTATTGGCGAAACAACACCAAATACGAATCATGGGCTTGATATTACTTTTGCGGATTATTTTTTAAAATATTCGCCTCTTGTAATGATGCCAAGAATTCTTGGCAGACAACAATACGACGAGATATTACAAAATAAAGTTGATATAAAAATTAATCCTTTGGTGATTGATCAAAGTGCAGAATTTTTGCCAATAAAAAGTTTTAGCATAGATATCGTTAAAGAAATTGATTTAGCAATTGTTAATTCTATTGAACTTAAGACTGATATTAAATTAGAAATTGATGTTGGCCACATAGCAGAACATCGCGAAATTAACGTTGAAATTGCTCCTTTGGTGATTGATCAAAGTGCAGATTTCTTATCAGCCTTTAATGTAACTCTTGAGTTATTCCTTGATGCAACAATGGTAGAATCCATTGCCACAGTTGAAATTGATGTTGTTACAGAACTTCAAA